CAGGATTAACAAAGAAGGGCACCAATCTTGCGCGGAACTGATGTGGAAAGTAATTCCAAAGATAAATTGTGTTCATTGTATGAGTAAAAGTCAGATCAACAATTCTCCCTCCATCAGCATTCCCCTCTGGATTGACTCTTAATGCGAAATCCTTATATACCCACTTCATAACTGGACGCATTTGTGGAACACCTTCGGATCGTCATGAGTTGTATTATCAGTAACTCTGGAACACCCGTTCTTCCCAAAACACTCACAGGTTAGGAAGTGATACGTACACTTGCGTTTGTTTTTATCACAGTACATAGTCATCACCAATCGCAATTTGTCCACGATTATTTGCTTCAAGGTTAAATATACCGTCCCACGGAGAAGTTAATTGCATATGCTCGCTAAATGTTGATCTGTGCATCGGGTCATAAAAACAATCCGCGCGGCCCGGCCTTTCAACTCCAAGAGGTCTATTAGACTGCCTTACTATCCATTTAAGGATTTGCATAGTCATCACCTTTAACGATTAACTCATTGTAGAACTTAACTGGACGCATATTTTCAGTTACTTCTCCACCTTCTCTTGTTAAATGACCTGCTCTGTGTACTATGAGTATAACTTCTGATTTGTCAACATTTAGAGAGGGTGTACCATACCCCCCAACACTCCATTTAACCATAATCTTCACCTATCATCGGTACTGGGGTTGATCCGTCTTTTACACTCGGCTCACAGTAGAAGAATTTATACTCTCTCCTGTCCGATTCGGGGAAATGTCTATATCTCCATAATGTCCCAACCTTACCAAGATCGCGGATTATAAGTCCTTCCGATACGCTATTAACCTCAAAATACAGGCCACAACGATATCCGTCAGTTAAATGCCACTTAAGCACGTTCATAATCGTCACCTATTGCTGGAACCATATGATACCCATTTTTACAATATTCACAGTAAAAATCTTTGTAAGTATCTGTGTGAGCGGCCCTTCCCATTTTGGTTCTCCACACATACCCTTTAGTTAAGTGCATTAAAAAAGGGTAATTTTGTTCCATCCTATTTAGATTGCCCTCGTTGATCTGCCAAGAACAACGGGTAGGTGTAGTACTTACACGTTGCGTGCATGTGTGAAAATACGGAATTGAAGAGTACGGCATAGGTAAAACCTCAAATAGAGTGATTAACAACGAGTTCGTGTGTAAGTGGTGTAGATTGTGTAGATACTTTTGAGAAAATGGAAAATAAAAATTTGAGTTGCATAAAGATACCTTTATATAGTGTTGTTACCCTCTTTCGTTCAATATATATACTTATAAGTACAAACAATGAATGGCTTTTTAGATATGACTTTTTCATTAAAGATTTAGATATGATATTTTTCAGAGACTTTCTTAAAATCGCGTGTAGTACATACACATTGTATACATTACGTCGGTTCTCTGTGTGTAATACATGTAACATGTGGTCACCTTTTTATTAATATATTAATCGTACTATGCGTTTTTCAGAAAGGTTTATATACTGCGGCGCGGTCATCAAGTATATAATCATTTCCTCTTACTGGAAGCCCATTCACTCGCGGCATTGTATAATGCAGTGCCCCCCATTCCCTAACTTGGAATTTACCATATGAGCGGTCAATATAATATGCATAATCCGCAATTAAGTGAAACTCGGTTCTCTCAATGTTTGAAGGCTCTAATAACCATGGGACGTTATATTTTTCACTCATAATCATCACCTATTACTATCCATTTTCAGTCTGATTCGCCGCTGTTGTTTGGCTCTATAATCAGGTTTGTCCCTTTCCAACTCCCGCCTTTACACCAACTATCTCTGCGTATTTTATTACCTAATATAACTGCGGGTCGTATTCCCCCAAGAACTCTTTCAAACGAAAGGTATTCTCCACTTTCAATAAGCCACTTCATAATAACTCCATGCGCGTAACCAGAATCGAACTGGTGCAATCGCTGTATCAGAACGGCTCCCTACCACTAGGATATACGCGCTAAAAATGTGGTGAATTTAAGTTTCGTTTTTCATTATCTCTTGGCGGTGTTCCGCAATGAGAGTGTCAAAGTGCCGTATCATCTCAAGGCGAGTTGAATCCCTAGGTGTATTATCATAGTGACTAAAAACACATCTATCTTTGCGGTACTTCTCAAGTTTAACCCGCATCTGTTTAAGAATGCGGTATGTGGGGTAAGATATTTCAAGCGAGGCTTCAAGTTCCGCTTCAAGGTCTTTTTGTCGCTGTTCAAGACCCTCTTTGGTATATTTAACCTCTCTTATTGAGGCGCAAATTTGTTTTAACATGATTTCACCAATGATACGGCGTTTCATAATCATAACTTAAATCTATCGGTACAGAAAGATACAGTTCCCTATCTTTAAGGGTTCCAACTCCTCCACTGAATACAACTTTTTGTTGTGGTTGAATTAAAAACGATCTGAAAATGGCCTCTTTTTCCTCCGTATTAACCCCCGGAATCTTTATTACACGTTCGCCTTCAATTTTGATTGCCCCCATCTTCCTTAAAACACCAAACCCTTTAGAGAACATCGGGTGAGATTTAAGTGATGATATTGTGGTCTCATCAATAATAGCATTAAGGAGTTGCGTTTCTGGAAGTCCAGATTTTAAGTATTGTTTACCCTCTTCGGTATAAACAACCCGGTTTGATTTGTAGGTTTTAATATCCAAAAAACCCTCCGATTCTGCGAGTTTTGCCCATATAAGTATATCATTTGGAGATCCGCCGAGTGTTTTTGAAAGTTCTTCTACGGTTTGGGGGGATTTTTTGAGTTCTTTTAGTAACCTCTTTACATTTGGGTGCATGATTTCACCCAGACTTATATTGTATTTTTACAACATGCCCGTATCTATCTAACTTTCTTGCAGCAAACAAAATATCAGTTAGGTGTGATAACCGATCAAAACTATCATAAAAATTAGACGAACACCACGACAGGTCCGGGCCTTTTATTTTTATAGAACCAAAATGTTTTTTAGATGCGCGTTTTAAGCGTTCAAACATATCGTAGTTATACGGCACATTGATATCAACCCCCCTGTCTTTTGATTGTTTGAGTTGCTTTCCTGTAAAGAGCGTTTCCATAATTATCTGGTTGGTGATCCCATACCACCCAATATCAATCCCCTCAAATGCTTTTTTAAAGTCATTTGTAATCTCAGTTTGCACGTTTTTTGGGACATCGCAAATAAGGGTAATTCTTGCGGAACACATCATAGTCTCACCCACAAATCTTAGCGTATAACGCTTTGTAGTCATCAACTGACTTCAAGTACGCTTTCTTTAATGCGGTGATCTGTCTATTATCTTCGCAGTCGTTTAAAGCGCGCTTACAATCAACGCGGAACTTCCATGCGGCATCAAGTGTAGCCTGCTGTTCGGGTGTAACTTTCTTTCGTTCAGTCGGTTCAACAACCAACAACTTCTTTATTGTGGAAGCCGTTGGTCTACCTGCTTCAAGGTTAAGTACAACCATCTGTCGGTCGAACTTCGCATCATCTGAAACAAGCATCTGTGTAATTACATCTTGGTCATCCATAATCCTCACCTCTTATTAGTGGTGTAATCTTAGAAGCAAACAAGCACCACTTATTGTTTATACCAAGTGGGCAATTGGCCCTCGATTTACATTCCAATATCACGGGCAATTGCGAGTCCCACAATATATCAACACTCCAAGCAGTCATGTAAACTCCTCGCTCATCCAGTTAAGGAATCACTGCGGCTTGAGGTAATCTTCACCAAACTCAAACCTGTTAATAAAATTATCTCCTGAGTATTTGTAGGGGTATGTACCATACTCACCCGGAACCACGCAACAACAGGTCTTTTCTACCGGATCTCTTCCAGTAAGCGTATTAGTTTTGAGTTGCCATTGCATAATCATCACCTATCTTGAAGTGGTATCTGAAATTATAGAACCTATTTAGTCCACCACTTCCTGTAGTAAATGCACAAGACCGACTTGTATTTAACTGAGCGTGTAGTGTGCATCCACGAAACTCCCAACTAAGTATTTTAGGTAATGGCGGAACCATAATCACAACCTCTTCGGAAATTCCATTTAAATGAAGATCCCAAACTTAAAAACCCATTATATCCCCCGCAACACCCCCAAAACGAAAGGTCACCCCATCCATTGAGGTCAAAATCCTCATCAAGAAACCATTCTATCAACAACTCCATCATTCCACCAACTTTTGTTGTTTGATTTCATTGCGGAGTTCTAAGAGTAAACATCTCCCTTTACCCAAGGTTCCGGGAATCGGCCTTGTACCAATATCACAACCAACACAACTCTTGCGGCGGTTACAGTTAGATTGTAACGCTTTAAGGATTTGTTGGAGTTTCATAATCATCCCTCATAGTACAATACAGTTGGTTGCGGATCAGTCATCACTACAATACATCCATCGTTCATATGTGGATGCGGAACTACAGTATATTTTAGTTGTAGATTATCCAATAGTTGAATAACCTCATCATAAGAGATAGTTTTTTACTCTCCTTTGAGGGTCTCTCTCACCAATTGATCGATAACCACCCTCAAAGAACAGACTTAAGAATTGCTCTTTTGTTACCATTTTTCACCTCACTTACAATACTTTGTTGCTGCAATGTTATATGCGGAACTTATTTCAGAGTATTTCTGTGCCTCTCTTAAGTTCCCTTTATCCACCGCTTCTTTCATTTTGTTATTAGCCCAACGGCTTTTAGAGACCATATCTGTTCTAGTCGGCATCATTTCACCTCATCGTTACATAATACCAAAGATTACAGCGCGGAATTAACCCCTCATTTCTTATAGTATATCTCTTACTGCAAGAGTATACTTCAACAAATGTGGGACCAAACCAGCAGTTCATTATTTCTCACTCCACAACTTTAAGAGGCATAGTACATACAAGGTATTTCCCATATACAACAGTTTCTTTACCTCTTTCAAGTTTAGCGGGGATTTCCTCTTTGAAAGGATTAGTGATCAGGTTACATGATGTAACAAAGTAGATTACTCTATTAATCACTATGATATCCCCTGCATCAAACTTCTTATTAGTGCGGATTTCAGGCATATTGTAACCACAACCTTTTTAAACTCATCATTTTCTAAGTGAATGATTCTTACCTTAAAGCCCTATATGCGGAACGAACCGTATACTATCCTATCATAGTAATATAGAGTACAAAAAAAGAGACTTAAGAGAGCGTGCAAAAAGAGAGTACCTTAGTGGTACCAATCCCTTAGTACATTAGACGTGTACTTCGAGTGCCTTGTACCGTCAGACACACTGTAGTGGATACCATCATCAAGCATTGCGAATACCGGATTGAATCCACGTGCTCTCAGTTCTGCCTCAAGAGAAGCCTTGTTGCCGTCCGTAATGTTACCGTAGTTGCCCTTGTCATTCCTCTTGACAGTGACTTCCGGTTTCCCGTACTTTCCTTTGATCTGACCGGCGAGAGTGTTCACGGTGGACATGTGCATGAATACCTCCTTAACGGCATCATTTACCGCTTTGCGGGAGGCATCAGCGATTTCAGCCTCAAGTTCAGCCTGATGGGCTACAATGTGGCTTTTCATCAGCCCGGAGGGCATAGCATTGAGTTCTGCCCTGAACTTAGTCAGTTGTGCGTCAGTCGCAGTGGATGCCTTGATAGCGCCCTCAAGCCGTGCTTTTACCGACTCAATACCAGTGAGTGCGGTGGTGATACCTACGAGTTCCTGTGCTGGGGGGACCTCAACTTTTTCCTGAGTTGCCATTTTGACTACTTCCTTCGAAGGCTTATCCTGAGCCTTCATACAATATTATTGGTGATAATATGATATAAAATACTGTCAATCCTTTTACATTAACAGTTAAACACATTACATTAACATTTAGGCCAAAATATGCGTACCGGTAATACTCTATGCGTAATCATACATCAATGAACACATACATACACTAATGTATGCGGGGGGTACGTACATGCACACATACATACAATAGTGGACACACTTATACAACGATGCCCACTTATATACTATATATAGCCCAATGTATACACTTATACACCAATGTACAACTATGTACACTCAAGTTTCACATCTCCAAAACCAACTCGGAGTATAGCCTAGTTGCCTATACAAAAATTTTATTTTTTAGGAAATCACAAATGTTACAGACGTAGATTATATATTGTAACAAATGTAACATATATGTGTAACAAATGTTACAGGAGATATTATGGAAGATACACACACTATACGTATATCAGAATCGGATTATCAGAAGATTATCTTAGCCGCAGATGGGAGGTCTGTTGCAGAAGAGGTCCACCGCATGTTAACGGGGGTTACAAATGTTACAGGCGGTTCAGTTACAAATGTTACGGAGTTTGAGGAACTCAAGGAAGAAATCAAAGCACTCCTTTCACGCATGGATAAGTTCATGACTCACGGACAAGGCGGTATTAGAGTATATCCTATGCCTGTTGATAGGGTAGATGGGAAATGTGTTCCGCGTGTGGTTGAGTTGGAACAAAAGGGTATATCCCGCTCTACTGATTATCCTCCTAATGCTCAAGCGAGTTTTAAGAATGAGTTCCGCACCGCGAAACAAGTAAAGGAAGAGGGTTAAATTCCCACATTATATCTTTGTCTATCTTTTTAAATGTTTAATCCAAAGAGCGTTTCCTTTAGAGTGGAGCGATGCGTGACACGGTTTACAAACAATCTGTAAGTTCTCTTTAGTGTTGTTGCTTCTATTCTCATCTTTGTGATGAACGCATATATTTTCCACAGCCCCGCATATTGAACAGATCCTCTCAAACCCATACTCTTTAAAAGCAATTCTTTGATATGTCTTTGACGATCTCCCGTTTTTCCAATTTGGTCTCTCCGCACCGCGTGGAATATGCCAAGTTATCTCTCTCCCAGTCAATAATAAAGATAGACGGTCCTTACGCTCTTGTGTGTACGTGTCTTTTATCCGCTTTGATCTATACTGTTTCTCACAATCGGGCGAACAAGTCTTCCTATAATGATTGCCATGCAACCAATCTACCCTAACACGAAATGTTTCACCACACACAACACAAACATCCCGTTTTGCGTATTTCTCCAAAGCCTCTTTTTTTGACCGGGTTTTAACACCTGCTTTTTTTAGGGCTAGCCACACTTTGTTAGGTTTTTCATTAATTAACCCCCCAATTTGATACGTACTCATACCAGATTCGTACATCTTTATCACTTCTATTATATCCATATACTTATGTTATTGGTTGTTTAACTATTTAACAGATATGCTATATCGCTTCCTGTCGCGCAATTCGGCGCGTTTTCCTAGATTAAAAGATTCAATGTTTGCAAGATACCCCGAAGCGCGCAAGTAAGAACGGATCTTCACTCACTTTACGCGGGAAACTTGAAAAACATCGTGACTTCCGCATTTACAGGTGGGTTTCCCGCAAACCTCGCAGTTCTGCATACCCGGTGTGACTTCCAGCGCGCACGTACATATATGATCCTTCACGCACATTTCCATTGCTTCTTTCCCGCAGATAGGACAAATATTCTTATGATCATCGAATATAATAAAACAGTTGTGGCATTTACAGCGCATACCCTATAGTAGGTTTTCAGTCGATAAATACACTCGTTTTTGTAGGTTTTGAGTATTTAAATTCTTCTAGTACTGCTTTAGGGCAAGTTGCTTCGTTGTTCATTCTCCATCCTTCTGCCACAATCATTTTCGCCTTAAAAGGAGGATTCTCTTTAATCTCCTCCAAGAACGTCCAGCACGCAGTAATATGTTCTTCAAGGCGGTACAGCGGCAATCCCCCCCGATTCATCATCCGGGTCATCCGAGTCTTTATCCCTATCTTTTCGAGTCTGTACAATGTTAGCAGTACGTATAAACATCTGCCCCTCTATACCAATCCTCATACCAATAGCCTTATCCAACCCCCCCTGACCAATTTCCTTAACTTTCTCCTTACAGTCCGCGCATAATGTAATTTGAACCGTACCTATCCCGCGTTCATCAAACAAAGTAAACTCTCCACGGATGTCAGCAGCAATTTCATACTTAGTAAGCGCAATCCCGCACAGTCCACAAAAATCTACAAACTCGCTCAATTTCCCTCCAACTCTTTAAACTAAACAGTATACCACTACAAACTATATATATGCTCAGTTAAACCAAGTGGACAATGGGGAAAGAGTATATATGAGCCAGTTACTAATATCTTAATACATGCATGAATTAACCCAAGAGGAGCGCCTAAAAGGGTGTACCGCGCCATCTATCTATAAATCAATGGCGAACATGCTAAAGAAGAGGAAGAAGTGCAACTCAAGGTGTTTCTATTTTGATAACTGCCCGTTAATGGCAATGTCCCAATCCGATCCTGACAAGAAATGCGCTATGAAACAGTTCCCCGAAAGGGTCAGAAGTCGTTTCAAGAAAGTCTTCTTAGAAGGGGAAGAGGGGATGCTGAACGAAATCAAAGATGCTATTTATATGTTTCGATTGGAGGCTAATGATAAACGGTCTATCAAAGAGTATATTGATTTAATGCTTAGGTTACATAAAGCAGTCTATGGGGATAAGGTACAAAGAGTTGATGACAGGGAACCGTTGACGATCAACATCCAGCAGTTGAATCAATCTAAGGAAGTTAAAGAGATTCCTGATGGAACGGTTAATGTTGTACCGAGAGTTGAATCAAAAAGAAGTATAGCATACAAGGAGAAAATCATGGAATCGTGTAAAGAAGTGGCAGACGTGGAATCTGACCCGGAAACGTTATTCGACAGTGACAAACTAGATGAGATTATAGGTGGAGAAAATGGTAGCAACTGAAGAGTGTGTATGTGAAAAATGCGGGGCAACTGGGGTGGAGTGGGTAAATTGACGAAAAGAATACTTGTTATTTCAGATATGCACGTAGGAAATCGTGTAAGTATCATGCCTGACGAAGTTTATATTGATCAGGCAGAACGGAAGATGAAAATCGAATCTAACCTTATCCAGAAAAAAATATACACAAAGTTTGAGGAGATGGTGGACGATGTGGGTAGAGTTGATGCAGTACTCAATCTCGGAGACACCTGCGACGGAGTTAACCGGAAATCAAATGGTACTGGTCTCTGGACAACAGATATCAATCTTCAAATGGAAGTTGCTTCTAATCTCCTCAGTATGGTACATACAAATACCTACTTGGGAGTCCAAGGAAGTTACTACCATGTCGGAGATAACCTCTCTTCTGATAAGAATGTTATCGAAGGATTTAAAGGGACCTTTGGGGATGAACTTGCATTGGTTAGTGAAGGTAAGCGGATACATGCATGTCATGACGTTGGGGTTAGTTCCTCAGGTACTTCCTATAGGACGACAGCAATAGCACAGCAAATGATGATTTCCGCACTAAACCCGGAGTATCAGGGATTTAATTTACTACTTAGAGGACATACCCATTATTATGTCAATGTATCGTTCCAACACGCTCAAGGTGTTATTTGTCCCTGCTGGAAGAGTCGTGACGAGTTTGCGGCTAGAAGAACATTAGCGTTCATGCCGCACATGGGCTACCTTGTATTGAACATTAAAGATAGGATTGAAGTTGAACCTCATATCTTTACGTTGAAAGGAAAAGACTTAATGAAGGAAGTGGTGGTGTGAAGTCACTTAAAGTTTTAACTGCTGATGAATGGAAAGAGTTCTTCATCTTTGTAGAGACTTGTCCTAATGCTAAACCAACAAGGGGTGGAAGCAACTGTCTCATAGATGGTGTGTATGCGTACTGCTCACCGTATGGGTGCCCGAGGAAAAATGGCAGACCTTAAAGACCCTGTAATTTGTGACGAGTGCGGCTCAACTAATATAACTAAAGCAGGCACTCGTAAGACTAAAACGTGGGGAACAATCCGCAAGTTTCAATGTGCTGACTGTGGTCACTACATGTCAAATTCTCCCGGAGTTTGGGTTAATACGTATATAACAAACAGGTTACACGAATATACAATAGTGGAGGTATGATGGACGCAATAACTTTTTACGAAGCGGAGGTAAGGAGGCTCAAACAAATTATACAAGATAAGGAAAAACAGATAAAAGAGTTAGAGTATAGGTTATCCCACTCAAAGGAGGATTAATGTTAGAGTACGCAGGTTACATTCTGGCATTCATTGGATTTGCGCTTGGAGTTGCAGGTTCTTGGTATGTAACCCACGATTCAAACCAAGAGCGGAGAAAGGGTTTTTTCATATGGATGTGTGGGAATCCAATCAATGCACTCGTACTCATAGGAGTCATCCTCAATATGTGGAACGGTCTCCCACTTATATTCATGTTAGTGTCATCTACGTACTATTGGTTCACAGCATACCGGGGGTGGAGGAACAATGAAGATCGTTAAGTCTAAAGTAGTCCCTATAGACTCCATAAAACCGAACGAGTACAATCCGAACGAGATGCGGGATACAGTTTATCAGTTCCTCAAGAAATCTATCAAGAAAAGAGGATTCTTAGATCCCGTCATCGTTAATAAGAATGGAGTGATAATTGATGGAGAACACCGACACAAGGCGCTCAAAGAACTTGGCGCAACCGAAGTGGAAGTTAAAGTACTTGATATCTCAGATGAGGAGTGTAAAGCGGAAACAATTAATTTCAACTTAACTAAAGGGACGTTTGATTTAGATAAACTAGGAGAAATATTACTGGAGTTAGATAAAACATGGGGAAAAGAGGTACTAAAGGACAATCTTGTTATGGAGCAGAAACAGATCGACGCTGCCATACGTGCTCACCAACAGGTTGCCACATCCCCCACCGAGAAGCCCTTATGTACGGATGTCCATTCATCATCTACGAAAGTAAAGACTGGGGATATATTTATTCTAGGCCGCCATAGATTAATGTGCGGGGATAGTACGTCTGAAAGTGATGTAGAAGACTTACTGAATGGGGAGAGAGCGGATATCACACTTACCGACCCACCTTATAATGTAGGGTACGAATACAAAGAAGATGAGGATAATAAAACGGATGAGGATTATAAGTTCTTTATTTATGAGTATGTAAACAATGCATTACGATTTAGTCCTTTCTTAATTATAACGCCGGGTAACAGGAATGAAAAGTATTATTACACGCAGTTTGATATGCTTGGGTCAGCATTCTGGTATAAAGGTTTTGCGTTAACCCCCGGCCCGATTAGTCGATGCATGGTTACAGAACCAATCCTATTTATTGGGGCCAAGCCTAAGAATAAAATGTTGGATACCGACCATCTCGAATACCATACCGACAGAGAAGTGGGGCTTAGAGATGCTCACAGTTGCCCAAAACCAATCGGGTTATTCAAAGAACTTGTAAGTACATTCACAGACTTGAACGGCTCAGTATTAGACCTTTTTGGGGGGAGTGGAACAACCATGATAGTATGCGAAAGTTTAAATAGGACTTGTTATATGATGGAAAAAGACCCTACTTACTGCCAGAATATTATTACTCGCATGGAACAACTCGGTATTAAAGCGGAAAAGGTATGACCCAACTAAACTTTACACTCCATGAAAAGCAGATGGAAATATACAATGACACACATAGATTTAAAGTTGTGTGCTGCGGTAGGAGGTTCGGTAAAACCCGCCTCTGTTCTTATATTGTTATAATAAAAGCACTAACAAAGTCAGACCAAGTTATATGGATCGTATCCCCTAAATATGCTCAGACTGCGATTCTATGGAGGATGCTAAAAAAGTTCCTTCCGAAATCATATATCAAGGACATCAAAGAAGGAGATATGGTTATAGAGTTAGTTAATGGATCAACTATTTGGGCGAAAAGTGCGGATAACCCGGACGCTTTAGTCGGGGAGGGGCTCGATCTTCTTATTCTAGATGAAGCCGCGAGAGTTAAACCCGACGCATGGGAAGTTGCGCTTCAACCATCTCTCGCTGATAAGAAAGGTGAAGCGATATTTATATCAACCCCAAAAGGAAAGAATTTTTTCTATGGGTTATACTTAAGAGGTACAAACGAGAGCCAATATCCAGAATACAAGAGTTTCAATTATCCTTCTGTGTGTAATACATCTATTCCGGACTTTGATAAAGAAATCGAGGCTAGAAGAGAAACCACACCAGAACTCATCTTCCGCCAAGAGTATATGGCAGAATTCATAGAGGGTGGTGGAGAAGTATTCCAAGATATACGGGGTGTGTTAGGAGAACACTTAAGGGAACCAGTACCCGGACATAACTATGTGATGGGTGTAGACTTAGCAAAGCATAAGGATTTTACGGTATTGACTGTGGCAGATACTCAGACGGGGAAGGTTGTTCATTTTGAAAGGTTCAATAAGATAGACTGGAACTTCCAACGTGATAAGATAGCGTATGTTGCAAAGAAATATAACGATGCTGTTGCTTATTTAGACAGCACGGGTGTAGGAGACCCCATCGTAGAAGATCTACAAAGAATGGATGTTATGTGCTATCCCTACACGTTTACTGTTAAGTCTAAGTATGATCTTATCAAAAATCTAATGATTATGATTAAGGATAAGAAAATAGGCATCCCGCACATACAAGTTATAATTGATGAAATGTCAGCGTACACATTTGAAGCCTTACCGAGCGGTGTCATAAGGTATGGTGCCCCAGAAGGTATGCATGACGATTGTGTAAGTAGTGTATTACTTACAGCGTGGGGTCTTTCAAAGAACCGCACAGAAGTTGTGGGCGAAATCCCTATGGAAGAGGTACATGAGGAGTATGATGTATCTTCTTATGGTAGTGATGAAGAAAGATATATTGAGTGGGACGAAGGAGATGGTCGTCAATCTTCTAGACTTGAAATACTAAAGCACACCAGAAACTATTAAATACTCCACTCCCATATCTTTATATAGGATTTTTATGGGATTGCGTAGAGGTAAATACAGGGAAGAGGATTTGCTTGATTTAAGTCGTATAAGTACTGTAAGTAGTGTAACACCTACAGTACCCCCGCTAACGGAGCCAATAGTTACTAAAGATATGGATTCGGAAATTGCGGACATGCTGATTAAAGCATCAACTAACCAAGCAGTCTCTCATTATGATTCAAAGGATGTTTTTATAGAGAATAAAGAGAAGAATGATGTAACTGACACCGAATCTATACGCAGAGCAATCCATACTATATCTAACTATTATAATACGCTTGGTGTTTGGCGGGACGATTTTGATAAGTTAACAAACGATAGGTTAGCAAGAAACTCCTATTATTCAATGTGTGAAAAGGCACTCATGGACTATATGGGGTCTATTGAGTACAAGGTTGTAGATAGTAATGGAGAGAGTGTAGAGGTTGCAACCGATTTCATAGACTCCCCCAACCCTCAGGACAGTTTCGACGTTCTCCTTAAAATGGCAATCCGGGATTTAATCAGATACGATGCAGGAGTATGGGTCAAATCCTTCAATAAAGCAGGATATCTTACTGAGATTAAGGGGTATTTAGGGACAGAGTTCTGGAAAGAGATTGATAGGGTTCCAATGTCAATCAACATCCCTAAAGACTACGTAACCAGTGGGGCTAATATGTATCAGGGGTGGTGGTCTCATGGGTATACACAAAGATACTGGCAGCGTTCTCGTACTGGTGTATATATACCGTTCCAACCGGAAGAGATTTGTTACTTCATGTCATACCCGCGCACTGATGGGATTTACGGAACGGATTTCCTTAAGTTCTTAAAGCATCAGTTACAGTACCTAATTGACTCCACAAGAGCAGCAGGCAAGACATTCGAGAATGGTATAGTTCCATCAATCGTTTGGGAACACCCGGATGTAATGTCAAGGGAACAGTTGGCTCAGCGTATCAGGAAAGTAGAGGTAGAGAATCGTGGTTCATACAAGTTTGGTGGCATCATCCACACGGTTAACAACGAGAAGGTCACTACTCTCGCGCAGCGCCTTCATGATATGGAATGGCTTGAGGGTCAAAAGTTTGTGGCCCAACTTATTTGGTCGATGTGGGGGTTCTCTCCGTCCGAATTCATTGGGGAGAGCGATAATCGCGCGACAGCCTACGTTAAGCGAAACATAACCAAATCGCGCTTGCTTTATCCTTTAATGAAGCATTTCGCTTCTAAGATCAACAGGGAAATCCTGCCTTACTTAAAAGGATATCGTCAGGGTTGGCACTTCGAGTTCGTAAGAGATGTTGATCTGGACGACGAACAGAAGGTTGCTCAGACACAGGCAATTAAAGTAACTACATTCAATACATTAGTCTCAATGGGTGTAAAACCCTCTGTTGCATTAAAAGTCTCTACACTAGCAGACGAACTCACTAAACCAGAAATTGAGGACCTTGATGCTTCAATCGAAGAGATGAATATGGGGTTAGGTGGTGAAGGTGGAACTACAGAAGGCGGACTCCCTGACGACACAGAAGCGGGAAGATATGGCAACGGCTCTGAGATGTACGTTGATGCGTCTATTGGAAGTGATGAGGGAAGCAAAGGAACAGAGGCGCCTAGAGATGGAGCGGAAGAGGAGAAGCAGTTCAAGAAAGCGGATTTAGAACTCATAGAAGATGACGGCATCTCAAAAGCGAAGGTGTATATCAACTACCCTAGTGAAGCCCCTCCCGGCAGGCATGTTGGTAGGGGCGCTCGCGGCGGG